AGTACAGCCCTTGGATTATCATTCAGTTACATTAGTACTATTGTCGATGGAGGTGACGGGCCAGATTTAGAAAACCCGCCAACTTTAGGATATGATTCTGATCTTATTAGCACAAAAAACATTATTACTCTTAATACAAATGCTATTGCTACAAGAACTACAGATTGGTTAGATGCTAACTACCAAGGCGGTTTTAACTACGACGAGGCCTTGTGCTATCGAGATGTTGGATTAATTGTTGATGCCATGAGTATTGACTTAATTACCGGCGGTACTTATCAAAGTATTAATGCAGGTAAGAGTTACTATAGAAACGCCAGTGCCAGAGCTGTTGCAATTGGTACTCAGTATACAGAAACTTTGGATGCTATTAATTTTGCAAAAGGTTTACATATACAAGTTTTAAATCAAACTAGTGCAACACGTTTCCAAACGTTAGTAGAACAAACATTTAATCCTGCTAAATCAGTTACCCCAGCTGTTATTGCCGACTTGACCTTTAATGTTAATACAATGATTAATATTATTCAAGGAGGCGTTGGCGTTGCACCAGTTCCAACATTCGGTACAGGTATATGGAATGTGGTTGTTGACAATGGCGGTAACGGGTCCGTTGACCAAGGTGCGTTAGGTAACAACGATATTATTCCTGCTAAAGTATTAGTAGGTGTTAATTCAGCAGCATACGGATCTATTGTAAAGTATACAGCAGGAACTAGTGCAAGTTCAGATACAATTCAAATACGTTTAACTAAACCTGGATTCTTTGTAATTGGTGAGCAAATTGAATTCGGTGAGACAGTAACAGAAAATCATATTGTTATTCAAGTTGAAAGCGGAATTTATTACGAAGATTATCCAATACGTGTGGCGGCAAACGTGTCAATTCGCGGAGATGAATTC